CTTGTCATCACGTGAGTGTAGCATTACACCAGGTTCGCAGCCTTTGCTCGAACCGCATGTGATAGCACTTCAATGTTTGACGTGCGCGATTTATCCCACGTCTTATATTGAAAGACTTCTTTTTCTTTTCATTTTAAATATTATTCATACGTGTTTATTATTTATTATAACCTTTATTTTAGTTGGTGATTATTATAAAATGTTTCAAAAACACAAAAATATTAACCAATCCTTTGTAAGTTAAACCTAACTTCTAGGCCAACCGTGAATCAGCAGATGTAGCGGTCGAACCCATTTCGTGTGAAAGTGAAACGTCTTATCTGCACAAACATGTACTAACGTATAGCCTAAACCAAGGTGCCACGCCCTGAAACATCGATGGAGTTAACCCTTGGCGGGGATTCTACGACACACCGCAAGGTGTACCTGCCGTAGTCTCGGATGATGGGTCTGCAAGTTGTCCGAGAATCGTTGCGAGGAGATGACTGGAGTCCGTTTGTGGTTGATTTTTCTGAAGTAATGAATAACACACCCTTTAAGCCTCTTTTTCTGTGTCGCAAAAACGCCAGTTGGCTGTGATCGTCTCCACATTGTTGCGAGACAAGCATTTGCTATAATGGGCGTTCCCGACGTTACCACCGGTGTTCACGGACCCCCCCCGGGGGGTGCGTTTTTGCGATTGTCCATTTTCTTTGTCCTTTAGTTTTTAGGGGTTGTTTATACTTGTGATACCATTCCTTTTCTCAAAGGGGGAGTGGCGTATTTAAACTTTGAGTGCATGTAAAGTCTTTTAAGTATTTCCTTATGCATTTTTGCGCTATTATTATTAAAGCTTGAAAATGTCTCTGTCAAAAGATTTCTCTGCTAGTCGAGTCCCTAAGGACTGGGTTATGAGCTACCTTGAGGCTCATAGGCACTTCGAACGTGCCGAGTTTATTGAGGACCGTCCGTACATAGGGTATGCTGAGGTCTCAAACATGGTTGATTGGTCTTTTCCAGTCAAAAACCGTGTGAGTCCTTATGCTATTCCCTTCGGATTGCCTTCTGATTTGCCATGGTTTCACATCGTGGAAACCATTTTGGCAAAGAAGCTTCGTTTTTCGTATGGTGCTTGTGTCGTTTTGTCCTGTTTTGTTGAAAACCTAGAGCTCCAAAAAGCTCTGGCTTCTATGTATTACTGTGATAATCGTCATGCGCATGAAATTTTGTATAGTCTTCGTCCTTTGTTTGTTCGTTTGATTTCTGGTATTTGTTATTTGTCGAAACCTGAAACGTCTACCGTTTCAAGTGTCTTCAAGTTTTTGAGTCCTAAAGTTGAACGTGCTGTTGAATCCTCGTCTGTTCGTTTTCATCTTGATCGTCTTCCTCCTGCCGCTTCAATTGTGCGTCGTGATCTTTGGCGTAAAAACCACCGTCGCTCTCGTGTCAAAAGAAATGGTATGAAGAAGTCTCCGTCTTCTCCTGTGTCTGATTGTCAAATTGATTTTTCTGATGAGAATTCTGATTTTCTGCTTGCTCTTGATCCTAAATTTGTTTCTCGTGTCCAACATGTCATTGATTATTTTGGCATTCCTATTTTTCGTGATAGTTTGTTGAAAAGCCTTTTGTATGTTCCAGAAAGTGTCAATCTTCCTGTTGTTTTTCCTGGTTCAACTGTCTTTACTTACCTCCTTGATATTTTGGCTAACGATATGTCTATTGCCGCTTCTCAAGAAGATCTTGTTGAACTGGAGAAGCACATTGTTGCTTTGTCTTGTCCTGATTTTATGTCCTTCGTTTTCTTTATTAGTTACACTTATGAACCAAGCGAAGGGCTTTCTTTCTACAACGACTGGTACTTTTTGTTTAGCTTAGGTTTTGATGAAACTGTCTTCAATCGTGTTGTTGAGTTTGTTTTTAGTCAGCCTGCCTGTCGCTCAGTGTTGCCCAATGCTGAGAGCTGTGGTGAGTGTTCCATTTGTGATAATGTTGTCCAACGTTTGCAAGGCTGTTCGTTTTTGTCTTTTGAAAAAGAAAATAGCTTAGGTCGTTGTCATACTTTGATTAGCTTTTCTAATGCTGTTGGTTGTTCTGTTCCAGCGCATGTCCTCCATGAGTTATCTGATTGTTGCCGGTCTGAAAACTACCATGAAATGGTGTCTACTCTTCTTTCAAGCTTCTGTCCTGAGGCTGAAGGAGGAGCTCTTTCTTCTATTTCTGGTTTGGTTTCTGGTATCGCGAATCTTGGTGCTTTGTCTAAGACGATTTCTGATGCCATGTGTGGTATAAAGGAGTCTCTTACCAAGGTTACTGATTTTGTTACTGACTGGTGGCCTGAGATGCTTGCTGGTGCTTTGTTCATAGTTAGTATAGTTATTGCTTTAGCTGTTAAGATGCCCTTGGCTGCTCGTGTTGCTATCATCACCTGTGCTAGTCTTGGGGCAGCTCTTTTCGCTGGTTCAACCTGGCTGGATGAGTGTGTCATCAAGCAAATTTCTGTGATTGCCAATGGTTTTGGTGCCAGCCCTCTTCATCGTCGTGTGAAGCGTGGTTTTGGTCTAAAGTTTGCAAAGGAAAATCCAGACATTGTTTTTGGTGGGAATGCTTCTCCTTGCGAGGAGAGATCTGCCTGCCAGAAAACCTACAATGCTATGCATAGTTTGAATTTTCAGATTGCTCAACCTTCTGAAACTCCAAGTTCCTTTGCTCGAACCAATCGTCGTCATAATGTCTATGATCTGTTTTCCCAGGCTGCTCAGCCTGAAGATGATCCTGCTTACATTGATAGCCTCACTGATTTAGCTATGGATCTGATTGACCCTTCTGATGATGAAACTGAAGTTGTTGATGCTGAAGCTGGTGAGTTTTGTACAAGTGTTTTGAATGTGCTTTCTCGTTGTTTGAATCTCAAATCTCAACTTTTGCACATGGCTTACTTGTCTGCTTTGTCTCGTAGTATTAAGGATGTTTGTAGTTTGTTTCGTTGGTTGTTTGAGTTGATTCCTGTCGCTATTCAGACCAAGATTGTTAATTGTTGTCCTGATATTATGTCGTCTGTTTTGTATGCTCAATCTCGTTGGCGTAGTTTTGCCACTTCTATTGATAAGTGTATGGAAGATCTGAAAGAACCCACTAGTGCAAACGTGGATGCTGCTCTTGTTGTTCGAAAAGCTGCGAAAGCTTACGTTACTCTGCATTGTGGTGAAGGCTGGGCCAATCATGCTGAACAGCATTTGACCAAGTTTGGAACTGCGATTGAGATCGCTGAGACCAAAGTCAAAACCCTTTTGTATGGTGAAACGCCTCTCATGGTTCACATTGCTGGTGGGCCGAACATTGGAAAGACCATGGCTGCAAATGCCTTAGGTGCCTTTCTAAATGGTTTGTATTCCGGGAAACCACTACCCAGTCGTACCTACCGTGTTCCTCCTGGTGAATACTGGGAAAATACGGAAGGTGCTGACGGGGCTGTGTTCCCTGAAATATATGGTGTTTCTGACCAAACAAATCTTCAACAAGCTGAAGTTTGGATGGCTCTTGCTGACGGCAATTTCAAGCCTAACGCTGCGTCGATCGAAAAGAAAGATCGTATGTTGCGTTTTAGCTACGTTTTGGCTGCTAGCAATCAACTATACCCGTCAAACATTCCTAGTTTTCATAACATGGAAGCGTTGTGGCGTCGCTGTGATCTGCGTTTGGCTTGTGGTTTCAATAAGGATTTCGCTCCTCAGTGTGCGACTACGAAAGAAAAGATGGCGTACCTTCAAACTCTTCCTAGTGAAGAACAGAATCTCTTTCCTCATCTTTTGTTCGCGTGGGTGTATTCCGTTCCTCCTAACCCTGCTCGTGTCAGTAATTACAATAGTAATCTCTTTGCTGATATGATTGAGGCTACCGAGAAAGCTCGTTATGCTGCTCATCCTGATCCTGAAATTCGTTGTGACACTGGTAAAATGACTTACTCCCAACTTTGTGGGGTATTGTTTGATTTTGCCACTGAAAAGCAACGTCGTACTAAAGATCTGACTGTTAATCAAATCGCTGCTGCTACCTCTATTTATGATCGTTTGAAGATCAAGTTTGTTGAACCTGTTGCCGAAATGGGTCCAGCGAATGTTTTCGATCCTATGACGATTTTAAAATCTCCTAGTACTCGTCAAGAGGAGAAGAATCAACGTCTCTACAAGTTGTGTTTAAGTGTTGGTGTCGGACTTCCGATTATTGGTGCTTTGGCTCTCGCTGCTTATGGTTTGTATCGTTTTTATAATTCAAAGAAGAGCGATGCTGAGCCTGAGTATGGTGCGCGTGCTCGTGGTATTGTCAACCATGCCCGCAATGCTCGCCTTGCTCACGTCCGAACCACACTGGAAGCTAATGCTGAAGGTGATGTTCCAACTGTCAAATCTCCTGCCGAAGTTTTTACTGATGTTTTGATACGTAATGTTTGTGTTGCTCGTTTTGAAGGCTATAATCTCAATGGCTTTTTGTTAACCGATCGCTTGCTTTTGTTACCTAGTCATATTGCTCGTACGTCTACCGGATCTTTTAAGTTTGGTTCTGTTCTTGAAGTCGAAGTTCCTATTGGTGAAACCAAGATCAATCGTCAGGTGGAGGTCACGAAGGAAAATTCATTTTTCTTCCGTGGTGTCAATGAAGACATCATGGTTGTTAACCTTCGTCAACCTGTTCCTGGTATTCGTAAAATTTCTGGTTTTCTTCTGACTGAATCTGATCTTGCTCATCTAACTGAGGGCATGGTTGTTACCCGCTCATCTCCTGGAAAGGATGCCTCTGGGCCGCTCAAAGCAGCTTGGAAGAACATTCGTTACAGTGGATTTGCTGGAATCACCCAGTCGAAGATCGTCCTTTACGAAGCCCAGAACGCTCCTGGTGCATGTGGATCTCCCGTGTGGGGTGTTTTCAAAAACACTCTGCGCATTCTTGGTTTTCACACGGCTGGTCTTAGCGGATCAACCGATGGTGCTGTTCGTCCTAGGTCTTATTTTACCCGTGTTACTCGTGAAGAATTTTCTATGATTTGTACTTACTTTTCTAAGGATGCTTCTCAGAATCTCTCGCAAATGGATCTTGAAGAAACGATTGCCGAAGGCTTGCTTCCGAATCTCTTTTCTGAACCTCAGCAAGCTCGTGCTCCCGTTGGAAATTTTTCTGTTCTCGCTGACGTTGTTGAACCACCTGGTTCAAACACGCGAACTCGTCTCAAAAAGACTCCTATCTGTGATGCCTACGCTGAATGTCGTGTTGCTCCTGCCGTTCTCGACCCTGCTATTATTCCTATCATGGAAGAAAAGTATGGCGTGGAAAGGTTTCCAATACCGCAATCTCTGATGTCGCAGTGTGAGAAGACCAGTGATCTTTTGTACCCTGTTCCTCAAGAATCTCTACGCTTTTGGACTATTGAAGAAGCCGTTCAATCGATACCCGCTGATGCCTCAGTTGGGTATGGTTGGAAGGTTAAACGTAAGGATCTGATGCCTCTTGTTGATGGAATTCATGTCGTAGCTCCTCAGCTTCGCGAGTCTGTTGATCGGGTTATTCAATCCATCGATTCCGGTAAGATTCCTCTGACAGTTATCCAACCATGTTTGAAGGATGAATGCCTTAAACATGAGAAGATACGTGACCGGAAAACCCGAACCTTTCAGATTTCGCGCATTGAGCTCCTCGTTCTTGGAACCATGGCGTTTGGTGATTACATGGACTATTTACATCATAATCCTGTAAACACGCCAAGCACTGTTGGTTGTGATCCCGCCTCTCGTGAGTGGGACCTTCTCTTTGCTCCTCTTCTCGACTGGAGTGAAGATAAAATTTTTCTTGTTGACCTCGACTACAAATCAATGGAAGCCACCATAACCTGGCAATTGTTTGAGTCGTATTTGCGCCATACAACGCGCTACTACAGGGATTATGGCAGTCAGGCTTGGAAGATACGCTATGCTTACTTGCTGATGATGTGCCAGTCGGGAATGGTTTTCGGTGCCAACCTTTGGTATCGCAATCTCGGAAATCCTTCCGGGATGAAAGGGACCACGGATGTCAACACCTACGCTGCTGGTATTTATGCCATGTACGCTTTCTTTGATAACATCCCTGGTGCCCGTCCTCAAGACTTTGTGGCAATGGTCAAGTGTCGTTTCAACGGAGATGATACCGTCCTGGCTGTCGGGCCTGAAGTTCGCCAAAGTTATAACTTTTTCACAATTCGTGATAGCTTGGCCAAACTGAATGTCGTGATTACGCCTGCCATTAAAGATGGTGAACCGCAACCTAATGTCGAACAAACTGCGGTACAGTTCTGCAAGAAGCAGATTCTGTTTTCGGACGAGCTTCAAGCGCTCGTGCCTTTTGTGTCCTTCCGAACACTCTTGGATCAGCTCAGTTATGCTCGTGATATTTCCAGTGATGGTCTCGTCCAGATCATCAATTCCGCTCTTCAGTGGTCGTTTTTCCGTGGAAATTCAAAGTATAATGGGCAAATCCCTGAGACCGAACCGACTTTTGACGAACAACGCAAAGCATTGCTTGTTTTCGTACCGGACCGTGTTTCTGAAATCATGACCTATCAAGTCTTCTTGGACCGCTATCTAAGTCCCCGAGAGTTTGGAACAAACCTCAGAGAGTTGGATGGTGGTGTTTTGAAGGATGGGTGGGTCATACCGGCTGCCTTGGATCTGTTTGACGGTGAGTGGCTTGCTACTCAACGTACAATGGAACACCTTTCTTTAGCTTAAAAATGTTGTTTTATAATAATTTTTGTTTAACTGTCGTTGCTGAGAGTGCGCCTATTGGTGACACTCCGGACCCCCATGGTCCTAGTAATCCTAGTCCTATTGATTCTATTTTAGGTTGTCTTGATTTTATTCCTGATATGATTGAAGGTTTAACTACTCCTCTGCTTGAAATGGATGATGATGTTCTTGCTGCTGCTGAATCTGGTAAAGATATGACTAATATGACTGGTGCTGTTCGAAATGGTGAATTGATTAATCCTGCTTTTGATTCCGCTAATCATAATACTATCTTAGGTGATCGTTCTACGTTTTATAAACCAAAATCCCATCATTTTCAGAATAAACGTGATGAGCTTTCGCATCAAACGTGGGCCCGAATGCCTGCGATTATTGAGACTGTTGATTTTCCTGATGAATTTACTGGTGAAACTTTGATTGCTTCGTATGATATGTCTCCTTTTATTTATGAGTATCGTAAGCGTGATTTAGTTGGTACACATTATCCTCCTTGTCAAATTTTAGCTATGCTTCATGCCTTATGGCACGGTAGTCTTAGGTATCGTTTTGAGTATGTTGGACCTCGTGAATCTACTGTTCGTTTAGCCGTTGTCTTAGCCTATGGTCAGTTTTATAATTCTACAACTACACCTAGTTTTGCCGAAGCTATTCAGAATCCTACAATTTACATAACTTTCGATTCTCGTAAGCGTGAGCAGACAGTAGAAGTTGCTCATATCAATCCTCATCGTTGGTTAAAACGCCCTGATCTTGAAAGTGAAGCTGCGTTTTCTGCTACTCGATCTAGTTTAGGTACTATGTTAGTTTATCAAGCCTCTGGTGTATCTGGTATTAACGTTCCTCTTGTTAGTCCTGTGTTTATGAATACTTGGTTTTCAATGTCAAATGATGCTGCTTTCCAACGTTTTTCTCCTTGTCCTAACATGTATGTTCCTACTACCGCTTCTCTTAAGGAATCTGATGATATTGAGATAGTTGAAGCTGAATCTGCTGTAGATGCGACTAACGCTAATTTAAGTCCTGAAGAATCAATTGCTGTTTCTAGTGATGATTCTAGCGTTAACACCGCTGGTACTGTCACAGAAGCCGCTGTTCCGCAAGCAACGCCTGGTGTTCATTATGAAGCTGCCAATAAGCCTAACAAGGCTGTTGAGAAAATTGACATCACTAAGTTAGCTAGTAAGCTCTTTAAGTTGTTCACTTATACTTTAGACACTTCTTCTAGTGGCTCTGTAATTGGTCAATTCAATGTTCCTACTGACTTTAACTTGGCCCAAGCCAAGCTTTTGATTTCTACTGGTCGTTATTTTCGTGGTGATTTACGGATTCGTTTTACTTTTAATACTGGTGCTTTTTCTGGTGGTTTACTTTTTGCTTACTATTTGCCCTATGGCGTTAGGTATACTGATACAAATTTGATTCGAATTTCTACTCTGCCTCACGTGGAGCTAAATGTTGCTAACTCTAAACCAATGGATTTATTTATTCCTTTTTCTTATTTTCTTGATTACTTCTCCTTGGCTGACACTCCTAGTGTTTATCCCAATATGGGTCGTGTCGTGATTTATTGTCAAAGGTTTACTAAACCTGTCACTAGTGCTAGGCCAACTACTTTGATGGCTCAGTTTCGTTGGGAAAACCTCGAAACCTTTGTTCCTGTCAAAATTCCTAATATCACTACTTCTTCTCCTCTTCCTTTTCACACTTCTCGTTTGGTGGTCAAGCCTGAGTCTGGCAAAATCTCCAATCTTTCTGGTAATACCATGACTGGTTTGGGATCTGCCATCTCTCCGGCTGAACAACGAACACGGAAGCCTACTACTCCTCTTAGGTCTGTCAAAATACCAACTGGTAATAGTTCTTTTCAAGATGAGTTTTATCGTCCGACTGTTTATGCGGGTGGTAGCATGACTTTGACGAGTGGTGAATCTTTCACGCTTGACTTGTTTCCTCTTAATCAATATGAGCAAACTGTTGTCCAGCGTGGAAATGTTTACGACTTTTTGAGGCCTATGTTCGCTGCCTTTGCAGGTGACACTGTGTATGATATCGTAGTTAGGACTAAAGATGGTTTGTGTAGCGTAGTTGCTGGTAGTTACGTTCAGAGCACTGGGACCACCGATCCTAAAGCTTTGGTTTGTTGCGACCAACAACCTTATACTAGTTCTTCTTGGTTTCCTGAGCGTTTCGGGGGAGCACCACCTACTTCTAATTCCGCTGTCGTGGGTGCTCAACTTCCTGTTACAACTTTTCAAACTCCTGGCAAGTGTCGAATAGTTTTACCCTTTCTCACACCTTATCGGTATGTCCCTGCCGGTGAGGAGAGTTGGGAAGAAGCTCTTCCTCATGAGTCTATAGTTAAGGGCTATTTCACTGTTTTCAATCCTTCTCCTGATTCTGTCGATTTCACTTATGAAGTTTGGCGCTCCCCCGCAAAGGGTGCTAGGCTTTCTCTTTTCACTGGTGTCGCTCCTATCTGTTTCGATAAACTGCGTGAAACTTCTGGTACTTTGCATGATTATCCTGGTACTTTCTTTTCTAATTAATTTTATTCGTCTATAATCTAAGTTATGGTTTAATTTATTAATTATCTCAATCAATCCTAGGTCATTCCTTTAGAAAAATGATCGATCCTCAC